ATTCCAGAAGTGAACAGTCAATCCACCAAGATTCTCCGTATATAGTTCCCCTACTCTCTTCATTACACCATATGGAGAGTAACTCATGTTACTCATTTGAGATGATGCAAACACAAATCTCTTCTTGTATTTTGCAAGAAGTCCAAATGCATTTGCCATCAGACGAGTATTGTTATCAATAAACTCAAAAGTGTTTTGATACTTCTTTAGATAGCGAGATCCACCCACATCAAATGCAAGGAAGAATACAAAATCAGAATCAGCAATCTTTTCCTCTAGAAGAGGATTAGGAATGACTCTCATGTCCTGTTCAGGACCATTCACAAGGTCAAACTCATGAACGATGTAATCTTTCTCACGCAAATATTCTGTGAGGTAGGCACCAATTTGCCCACCAGATCCTAGTACTGTAATTTTCATATCAAACTCTATGGTGAATGATCGTGTTACCTGTATAAATTTGTGAGTAAATCCAATTGTAAGTTCTAGTAATACCCTCTTCAAGGGTCATGCTGTAGTCCCACTGAAGTTTTTCACGAATCAAATCGTTGTTAGAGTTGCGACCACGAACACCAAGAGGACCATCAATGTGCTTCTTCGTGATAGTTTTACCAGATGCTTTTGCAGCAATGTCTGCTAGTTGATTGATAGTCACCATCTCTTCAGAACCAATGTTTACTGGTCCCATGAAGTCTGATTGAACAAGACGATAGGTTGCTTCCACACACTCATCAATGTAAAGGAAAGAACGAGTCTGTTCTCCATCACCCCAGATTTCTACATCACCACCTTCAACAGGAAGTTCTGCTACCTTACGACAGATCGCTGCGGGAGACTTTTCTTTTCCACCACGCCAGGTTCCTTCTGGTCCAAAGATATTATGATAGCGGGCAACACGAACAGGAATACCATAATTCCTATTATATGCAAAATAAAGTCTCTCAGAGAATAGTTTTTCCCATCCATATTCACTATCAGGTCCAGCAGGATAAGCATCATCTTCCCGAAGACCAGGATTGTTAGGATCCAGTTGAATATTCTCTGGATACATACAAGCTGATGACGAGAAAAAGATTTTAGTTTTATTTAAACCCAGTCTTTCATTTAAATTTTTCTGAGATCTCAGAACATTGAGGTTGATAGTTGCAGAGTTGTTCATAACATCTGCATCATGATCTCCAGTGAAAATGTATCCAGCACCACCCATATCAGCAGCAAACTGGTAGATCTCATCAAAGGAGAAAATTACACGAGGAGGAATAAACTTATGGAAATTATTTCCAGGACCTCTGTATTCAACAACCTTTTCTACAAAGTCTTGATCAGTTAGATCACCACGAATGAATTCATTCGCCTCTGTTTTTGAGTGCTCTGGATATTTGACATCCACACCACGCACCCAGTACCCTTCTTTCCTCAGTCGTTTGACCATGTGGCTACCAATGAAACCACCAGCACCAAGAACAAGTGCTGTTTTCGTATATTCAGACATAAAAATTGTTCACTCCTAGTATATATTATATCAGATCAAGAGGCATTTTGAACATACCACTCGTAGGTCTTCTCAATACCTTCACGAAGGCCAACCTTAGGTTCCCACCCAAGAGATTTGATTTTGTCCACGTTCAGAACTTTGCGAAGAGTTCCATTCGGTTTAGAAGTATCCCATTCAATTTCACGATCATAACCAACAACACCTGCAATGGTCTCTGCCAGTTCTTTGATAGTTACGTCTTCACCAGAACCAATGTTGATATGTTCAAATTCATTGTAGTTTTGCATACAAACATAACATGCTTCTGCCAGATCATCCGCATATAGGAACTCACGCATTGGAGATCCGTCTCCCCAGAGTTTTACTTTCCAATGTTCACTATGCTTAACCTGTGCATTATGAAACTTTGCGATCATTGCAGGGAGAACATGCGAAGTTTCAAAGTCAAAATTGTCATTGATTCCATATAGATTACATGGCATCACACTAATAGCATTGAATCCATACTGCTCACGATAAGATTGACACATCTTGATTCCCGCAATCTTTGCAATCGCATAAGCATCATTAGTGGTCTCCAGATGCCCACTCAAGAGAGCACTTTCAGTGATAGGAATCTCAGAAAACTTTGGATAGATGCAAGATGATCCAAGAAACAGCAGTTTCCTTACACCACTCCAGTATGCAGAATCAATTACATTGCTTTGAATCATGAGATTTTCATAGATCATCTCAGCTTTGTGATTCTTATTCCCAAGAATACCACCAACTTTTGCTGCGGCAAGGAACACATAATCTGGTTTGACTTCATTAAAGAAAGATTTAACCTTACTTTGATTTGTGAAGTCAACTACACTGCGAGTTCCCTCAACAATATTAGTGTATCCTTTTTCTTTTAAGTTCCTCACGATTGCTGATCCAACCATACCATTGGCACCAGCGACCAAAATTTTAGAATTCTTTTCCATACCAGTTAATAGTGTTTTCTAATCCTTGTTGCAAAGTAAATCTAGGAGACCACCCTAAGTCACGACGAATTTTAGTTATGTCAGTTGAGTACCTGCGGTCATGTCCAGGTCTGTCTGAGACATATTCTACCATAGACTCGTCCAGTTTCAAATGATTTAAGAGCATCTTCACAATTTCAATGTTCTCTACCTCACATTCACCACCAATGTTGTATTTTTCACCAACCACTCCAGAATCTCTGACGGCAATCAATGCTTCACAATGGTCTTGAACATAAAGCCAGTCTCTAACTTGTTTCCCATCACCATAGACAGGAACCTTTTGTCCAGACAATAGTTTGTTTATGATAGTCGGAATAAACTTTTCATTGTGCTGTCTCGGTCCATAGTTGTTAGAGCAGTTTGTGATGATTGCTGGCAGTCCATAAGTGTTGTGGTATGCCATTACAAAGTGATCACTTGCTGCTTTTGATGCAGAATATGGATTTCTTGGAGAGTAATTAGTAGTTTCTGTGAAAGAACCCTCTGATATTGAACCATAGATCTCATCAGTAGAAACGTGCATGAATCGTTCTATGTCATACCTCAGAGAAAGATTCAATAGGTTTACAGTTCCATTGATGTTAGTTTTAATAAATGGAGAACAATCCTTAATAGAATTGTCTACATGACTCTCTGCAGCAAAGTGAAAGATTGTTTGTGGTTTGTGTTTCTTAAAAATAAAATCGCAATTGTGTTCATCAGAGATGTCAGTTACATATAACTTAACTGCTTCTGGAACATTATTTTTATCTGAAGCATAAGTCAAACTATCAATACAGATAATCTCTTCATCAGTTGTATCTACCAAATGATGCAAAAAATTACTTCCAATAAATCCTGCACCACCAGTTACTAGTATACTCATTTTTGACCGTATTTTTCTAAAAGTTCAGGAGAATATTGCTGTATGTCTTTAATATTTTTTTCTTGTCTCTTTTCATTCTCAAGAGTATACACTCTATTACGAAGTTCTGTAGTTGAATATTGATGTCTCCTTTTGTGATAATGAATCTGAATGCCATTATCAATACAATATTGTTTTCCAGTTACCTCAACGTCTCTGTACTCTTCACTTAAAAATCTAATGTGAAACGTTTGTGTCTTGATTAGATTAAGAAGGTCTGCTTCTGTGTCATACAATAGAATTTCATCTACGTATTTACATGCTTGAATCTGAGCATATCTTTCGTAGATAGATTGCACTGGTTTATTCTTTAAACCAGGTCTATCAATTGTTGGGTCAACTTGAAGTGCTACCTTTAAGTAGTCACACATCTCTTTTTCCATTTTAAGCATAGTGACATGCCCAGCATGAAAAAGATCAAAGCAACTACAATTGAAACCTATTTTCATATTAAAAATCTTTTTTATAATTATACAAAAAAAGAGAGGTTTGTGCAACCTCTCTTAATTTCATGTAGGTTATGCAGGCTCGCCACTTGCCCTTTGACTGGAGGCAAGAAACCAGGCGGGAGTTAAACCCCATCCGCACCACTTGCCTTTCAGGATAGGCAAGAAACCTTAGAGATCGCCAAGTCTACCTTTTACACCAGGAGTCTCTTTTAATCTTTCAAGTAAAAGATTTAACTTTGCTTCCAGAGCATCAAGTCTTCCAGAGTCTGACCCACCACCACATGGAGTGTGTGCCTTTGCTTCCAGTGCTTGAAGACGCTTTTCAACTTCATTTGAAGTTCCTGCGCTAGCAGCTGGTCTTGCTGCTGATCCTTTAGTTGCCATAGTTATAAAAAATAAAACTCTTAGATTATTTAGTTTTAAGGGGTCTTTTGACTCCACCAGTTCTGTTATAGTCCATCCGTGACTGAGGGGGGTATCCCGACCAGGGCAGGTTTAGAGACTTTCCGAGTCTTCATCATCACGAACATAGCAAGGAACACGATCTGGATCTAACCATTTCGTATATTCAAAATCTTCAATGGCAGTCAGAAGTTGCATCTGATTGTCAAGAAGATACATGTCTCGGTAACGCTTGGTCCAACTATCTGCTTTTTGAATGCGATAGTCTGGGTGTCCATTTTCCAGAACACCCGTCTCTACATAACGATAAGGAAAGCGTTCAAATACAACTTTCATCAAGCGACCTCAACAGACTCAAGATCAG